ATTTAAGGAAAAATATTAAATTTAATTTTTATGAATCAATTTTAAATGTAGATGGAAATAATTATGCCGTTCCAATAAAAACATTATATTCTGAAGGCTTCCCAGTAAGTGATGGGGCAACGGTTTCATTGAGCCTTAGAGATTTTTATTTTTTCTTAGAATCTGTAACAGCACCAAGATTATTAACTACACAAACATCACTAAGTTATGCAATTACAATGCTATTAGATTATATTGGTTTTACAAACTATACCTTTAAAAGAGTTAATGGAGAGTCAGATCCAATAATTCCATTCTTTTTTATTGCTCCAGATCAAAATGTTGCACAGGTATTAAATCAACTTGCAGTTTCAACACAAACAGCAATGTTTTTTGATGAATACAATAATTTTGTTGTTATGAGTAAAGACTACATGATGCCATCCGAAACACAAAGAGGAGTGGACTTTGTTTTATCTGGAGTGGATAATCAAACAGATACTGGGGTTATTGAAAATTTATCTAATGGAAATCTTCCAAATATTATATCAGTAACGGCTGAAGATAAAAAAATATATAATGATGGTAAAATTAATTATACAACTAGATATATTCAAAGATCATACGGATCAATTAGACAGGCAAGTATGGTTGACCAAGACAAAACATGGATTTATAAACCATCATTACTTTGGGAAGTTTCTGGAACTGATTCAACTAAAACTATTAATGAGTTAGCATCTAAACAAGGCAATTATGTATTAGGTGCAATGCCATTAAATTCTGACATAACAAGTGAGCCTCCAACTGTTGTAAACCATCAAGTTGTAAACAATATTATAGATCTTGGAGAAAATATATATTGGCTTACTAGATATAAGGGATACCTTTATTCAAATGGAGAAGTTATAAAATATGACGCTGCAGAATTTAATATTACTGGAACTGGAAATGTTTGGATTAGTAGTAATCAAGAATATCAAAATTATTTTTCAAAACTTCCATTTAATGGAAAGATATATCCAACTGGCCTAGTAAGAATTTTTTCAATTCCATTTTATGAAACTATTGGTGGAATAACAAGATTACAAAATGGTGCAGTGCAGTCACATGGCCGTGGTCAGTTTGGAACCCAAATTACAAACCATTCTGCTGGTATTAATAGTTATTGGTCTGATAACACGTATGTTCGTGGATGTAATATGGAAACACAATATTTGTTTACAACAACCCTTGATGAAGATGTTGTTTTGCCAACAACAACTTTGGGTGCTGCAGGAATTAATAATTCTTTAGCAAGACAAACAACTAGAAATGGCGTTATAAAAAACTTTATGGCAACAAATTATTTAACCGAAACAGATGTTAATAATTTAAAATCTACTCAATCAGGAACAATGCAGTCATCTGCACTTGTTATGAATGGACCTTCTTTTAAAACAACAGAAACTCCGTTAAATTTTATAACATATGTTCATAAAGAATTAAACAATGCATATAAGCATTTTGGTACAAGAATGCGTATTGTTGGAAAAATTGAAAACAATACAAGTAGAACGCAGACTCCAATAGGAAGTATTCCGTATTACCAAATTAATGGAAGCCAGACAAATCAAAATGTTAGCATAGGTGGAGGTTCTGGAGGACTTGCAGTATTGCTTAATCCAGAAACAAATAATGGTTATTATTTTGAAATAATTGCATTAACTGAAGATAATATAAATTCTTATCTTAAATTAGATAAACAGGGTAAAGCAGAAATATCGATTAATAATATTGTTTTTTACAAACTTAAAAAAGATTCATCTTCAGACAAGGCAATTCCAGTAAAACTTTGGGGAGGCTTAACAAAGGTTATTGTTGACGATGGAAGATTCACTGGCCAATATAGAATGGCTGGAGAGGACAATCCGACTGTATATGATTTATCCGTTGAGTATCAAGATATTGGTCAAATAAGAAGATTTTATCTATATGTTAATAATAAATTAATCAAGGTTGTAGATGATAAAGATCCTTTACCAATTTACAATAACATGGCACCATTTGTTCGTGGCTCCTCAAGAGTGATGTTTGAAAATATTTATGCGCTTTCAGAAAACTATTCTCAAAATACAACTTTTACTGTTGGAGAAACTTTAGCCCAATCATTTGGTGATAAGAATATTGATGCAAATGAATCGTTTAGAAAGTATGCAATGAGTGGTGTAGTTCAATCAACCTATCTTTCTGGTATTAGCGCACAAGAACCTCCAAGATATAATATTTATTTTGAAGAGTTTGGATCCATAATGCGTGAATGTGCATATTTTGATATTAAATATGATCGTGCTTATCCAGCACTTTATGCACAACTATCTCCAACATTTAATAGAATAAAGGGATACACTACGTCTGGTTTTCAGGCAGATTCATATGGTGCTGAATTTTTAATATTTAATGCAACAGATAAATCTTTAACACTAGATGAAACTACTGGAAATTTTTTAAGAATTCAAGGTATAACATTTACACAAGATACAACTCACGAATATACTGTAGATGAATATTTTCAAAAACGTGGAAATCTTTCCGATCCAGAATTTAGTGGCAGCACATTAACGTATTCTCCATTAGTTGAAAAATCAAAATATGATGAAATAAAACTTAGTAGATTGATTTATGGCAAAAATGAATTTTCAATTGACAGTACATATATACAAACAGAGGATGATGCTGAGGCATTAATGAAATGGATTATTAATAAATTAATGAGTCCTAAAAAATCTGTTGGTGTTAATATTTTTAGCATGCCAATACTTCAACTTGGAGATATAGTAACAATTAATTATAAAGATAAAGATGGACTAGATATGATTTCTTCTACATCTTCTAGATTTGTAATATATAATATAGAGTATTCAAGATCATTAAATGGACCATCAATGACTATTTATTTGAGTGAGGTGTAAAATGGCAGATTTAAATGAAAATGATTTAATTAAACCAGATAGCAAATTAAGATCTTTGTGGGATCAATTACAAAATGATGAAATTACAGAAAAAGAATATTCTGAGGGTGTTAGCAAACGCAGTTCAGAAATAATGAAGGAGACGGGGTACACTAATTTAGGAGTTGGGTCCGCTGGATATATATTACCTGGTGGGGGGCAAGCGGTAGGAAAAACTGTTTTATCTCCATATGCAGAAAAAGGAATATATGCTGCAGATACAATTACTGGAGATACATCAAGAGATCCGTATGGTAGACAATCTTTAAATAAAACAAATGATATTGCTGCAAAAGGCACTGCCAACTATGACCCAAATGCAACAAATTTAAGAACATTTTATAATGAAAGTGGTAAGCAATTATCTGCAGCCCAAGTAGCAGCAACAGAAACTGGCAAAAGTTTTGCTGCGGCTGGTTGGGATATTGGCTTTGGTCCAGGAATGATTGCTCCAGGTGTTAAGGCTGATACAACAGAGCGTGATGCAGCAAGGGCATTAAGAAGGCAGAAACAAGAAGAACAAAATAGTGTGGGGGTAGAAACCTCTACTGTTGATCCAACTCCACTAATGCCATCACTATTACAGTCTACTGTTTCTTCTACCCCTCCACCACCACCTGCAAAAACTGCACCAATTGATACCGTTTTATTTGATGATGATTTAGTTCCAATTGAAGTAATGACAGACCTTATTTTTGAAAATATTGGTGGTCAAGAGTTAATTAATATTGCTAGAAATGATATCATTAATGGTCAAACAATATCATATTCACCAATTAAAAATCTTACATCAATTCAACAACAGTATAATCCTAATAATATAATTAGTCTTCAGTCTACGTCTGATAAATATTTTGCAAATTTTCCAATTAAACTTGATCAAAAAATTCCAAATGTTGGTAATGGTCCAAATGGATCCAATGTATACATTGAAGAATCTACGGGGGACTTGATTATAGAAACTATCAATACTGAAAGTGATGAACAATTGGATATTCAAATTACAATAAGTGGTACACTATATGAGGCGGATATATAATGATAACTAATACTGGTAAAACAATTATAAGCAAATATATGCTTGGACAGATTCCAGCATATGCTTCTTTTTTGGCTGTTGGTTGTGGCAAAAAACCACTTGGGCCTGAAGATGCTTACGGGGATTATTCTTTACAAGAAAATCTAGATTTTGAAATGTTTCGTATTCCAATTTCATCTAGAGGGTTTGTAAAAGAAAATGGTACCGATAAGATAGTCTTAACCGCAGAACTTCCAACTGAAGAAAGATATGAAATAACAGAGGTAGGCTTATACTCTGCTGGATCAAATCCGTCTGCAGGTGCATATGATAGCAAAACTGTATTTGCTTTTACCAATGGAGAAAATTGGCAATACCATACATCAACTAGTGCTAGTGCAATAGAAACAATCTCTAGTCCGCTGGATGATCCAAATGATGACAATGTTATTGCAGTAGTTAGTCCAGTTTTTCAAACAAATGCAGATAACTCAATATTTTATAAAGCAAGTCGTGCATCTAGATATGAAAGATCTAGATTTTTAAATAATACAATTTTAATTGCAGGAGATGATGCTGATTTACAAATTTTGGATGGGCATATTGATATACAACCAGGGTCAAATCACATACATTTAACTGGAGCAGATGTTGACTTTACAAGAAATTCACCAATTGATGAATTAAGACTTGCATTTTCTATTATAAGCAAAGATGGTGATTCATTGGATGTTCCAGATACCGTTCGTATTTTAGTTGACTTTGCATCAACCGATGCTGAAAATGAAGGTGAGTTTGCAAG